GAACCGCGAGGTGTTCGTTTGCCGACAACGGGACGCAGATGATGGTTTTGGTGCCTGGCGGCAATGGGTATATCTGGAACCATGTAACCTCGACATTCTCTCAGATCACAGACCCTGATTTCACTGCGAACGGCAATCCTCAGTTCGTCGTGTTTGTTGATGGGTATTTTGTCGTTTCGACCGACACGAAAAAGTTTATCGTTTCGGCAATCAACAATGGATTGAGTTGGAACGCGCTGGATTTCGGCACGGCCGAGTCTGATCCTGACAATATCGTGGCTCCGATTGTATTCAAGAATCAGTTGTTCATCTCTGGAAGCCAGACCTTCGAGGCGTTCCAGAATATCGGTGGCAGTGATTTCCCGTTTCAGCGGACGGGTCTTTTTCTTGATAAAGGGGTTTTCTCCCCGTACTCCCTCATCAACACACAGGATACGTTTATGTGGGTTGGTGGTGGGCAAAACGAATCTCCGGGGATCTGGGCGTTTGCGGGTAACAGTTCACAGAAGATTTCGACGGTTGCGATTGATTCAATTTTACAGACCCTGACGCCGGGGCAGCTTGAGGCAATCTACAGCTGGACGTACTCGCAGAACGGGGCCTATTTCGTGGCGTTTGCGCTTCCCAATTCGACGATTGTTTACGATCACGCGTCAAAAAGATGGCACGAGCGAAAGTCTTACATTGAAGGCGAACAGACGGCCTATCGGGTGAGCGGGCTGACGCAAGCGTACAATTACGTTTTCTGCGGGGATACGGTTGATGGCCGGATTGGTAAGCTCAATCCTGACCTGTTCACCGAGTACGGCGGGGCGATCATCCGCACGGTGGCGACTCAACCTTTTCAGAACAATATGCAGTCATTCTTCGTGCCGTCGCTTGAGCTAACGGTGGAGTCTGGCGTTGGCAATGAGGCTGTTGAAGAGCCGGTGATCGCGATGGATCGCAGTATGGACGGCAAAACATGGTCTGACCAACGCATGAGAAAGTTGGGGAGAATGGGTGAATACGACCGCAGAGCGGTTTGGAGACGCAACGGCAGAGCGTCGAGGTTCGAGGTGTTTCGGTTCACCTTATCCGATGCGGTAAAACCTGTGATAATTCAGCTTACAGCCAATATTGTTCCAGGTGCTAAATGACCGGCCCTAGACTGAACGCTGCCAACCCTGTTGTTGAGCCGAACGGCACGATGACGCAGCAATTCCGCAACTGGACGATTGACGCATCGTTGAGTATTCCAATCATCGGAGTAGGAAGTCCTGAAGGCGTGGTGAGTGCTCGACAGTATTCGCTCTATATCAACTCCACTGGAACAGCGGGAAATATTGAGTACCGCAAGATGCTGCCGGATATTGGCGGGGATGTAACGCAGGGATGGCTTTTAGTGTAAGGGCGTGCGAGGAAGACGAAGCGTTAGAGTACCTTCGTGACCCCTCGGTAAGAAAGTTTCTCTCAGTGGATCCGGTGAGCGTGAATGCTGAGTGGATCAAGCTGGTGATGAATGAAAGGCTGTTGGTTCTTACGAAGCCTGACTGGAAAGAGATTGAAGTTCACGTTGCCTGTAAGTTCCGAGATCGGGGAATTGTCAGGCAGACGATGAAAGATGGGCTGGAGTGGTTGCATCAGGATTTCGAGATAGTTTGGACGACCGCGCCTGACAGTCGGGTTGGGTTGGTCAGAATGTTGGAATCATTAGATTTCCGCAGAGTCGGATCGAGGTGGGAGCATGGGAATTGAAGCTGCAATTGGTGGTCTTGTTGGTGCTGCTGGTAAGGCGTTATTTGGGAACGCAACGCGATCCGCTGTAACCTCTGCGGCGGCATCTGCAATAGGAAGTGCGGCAGACCGTCGTGCGTTGGCCGAGGCCGCGAACAAAGCCAACGAAGCAGCTGCTGCGAGGACGCAGGCTGGGTTGGCTGCCCTTGCCCCAGGCTATCAGGCTGCGCAGAATATTCGTCAGCAGGCGTTTGGTGCTGGTCAAAGGATGCGCCAGCAGGGTATGCAGCAAGGCCTGGGGATGCTCTCCCAGCTTTACGGGCCGACGGCAAATCTCTATCAGCAGGGAAATATGGCTGCTCAGAGGGCGTTGCTCGCAGGGATTCCACTTCAACGCGCTGCGATCCTTGGTGAGCCGATGGACTATTCCGCGCTTCAGCCGACGCAGATTTCCTACGATCCGAATATGCTGGCTGGGATTTTCGGCGGCGCACAACTTCCTCGCGGCCGGTTGAACTTGCCGCCTTACATGGCTGGTCAGGCACAGGAATAAGCTATGGTTACCGATGAGCAAATCAGGCAGTGGCTAGCTGACAACCCACAAGCTACCGACGAGCAGGTTCTGCTCGCCATGAAGCAGTATCAGGTCTCGCCTGAACAGATAGCGCGGGCGACTGGTACGAATATCGGTGACGTTAACCAAAGAATTGATGCGCAGATCAATCAGTATCTGGCGAACAATCCTCAAGCCAGCGACGCTCAAATCTATCAAACGATGAACCAGTTTGGGATCACTCCCGAACAGGTGGCCCGTGCGCAGAACGTAAGCGTCGAATCCATCATGCCGCGAATCAATGCGGTGATTGAACAGCAGTCTTTGGCCCCCGTAGGTCAGACCCCAACGGGGGTGAGAGGCTTCGAGGCGGCCGCTAATCGCGGAATGAATCAGGCAATCGCCACTCAACAGGCTGCGCAACAGGCAGCGCGTGGTGACCTTTCCGCCGGTATGCAGGAGGTCGCAAGACTTTACGGGCTGAACCTTGATGACCTTCGCGCAGCACAACAGGCAGCGCAGGGCAGTCTTACTCAAGCCATGCAAACTGGGCGTGGACTGTATGGCGAGAACATCGCAGGCATCCAGGCCGCAGGAGAACGCGCCAGAGGCGACCTTCAGAACTACATGGGCCAAGCGGCAGGGTTGTTCCAGCCCTACCAACAGGCGGGCACTCAGGCGTTACAGCAGCAGCTTGCATTGTCTGGTGCGCTGGGTCAGGACGCATTCAACCAGGCTTATCAGGAAAGCCCCTACGTTCGTTTCCTTCGAGAGCAAGGGGAGCGGTCAACTCTCGCTGGCGCGGCCGCTACAGGCGGTCTGGGAGGCGGCAGGGTACAACAGGAGTTGGTGAGGTTTGGTCAGGGTCTCGCCAGTCAGGGACTCCAACAGCAAATCGGCAACCTTGGGAACCTTTCAGGGATTGGGCTAAATGCTGCCGGTTCTGGCGCGAACATCCTGACGGGCTTGGGGACGAACCTTGCGAATCTCGGGACTGGGACTGCGCAAAGCGTCGCTGGTCAGAGGGAGAACCTTGCAGGGCTTGAGTCTCAGTTCGGGACGAACCTTGCCAACCTTGCTACGGGAACCGCTCAGAACATCGCAGGACAGCGCCAGAACCTCGCGGGGGCGCAGGGTCAATACGCGACCAACCTTGCGAACATGGGGCTTCAGACGGGCGGAAATATCGCCAATCTCCAATCGGGAACGGCAAGCAATATCGCCGCCAATCGTATGCTCGCGGGTCAGCTTCTGGCGGGTCAGGCGGGCACTGCGGCGGCTGGGTTGGGTGATCTTGGGGCGGCCCAAGGTGCGAACCTAAGTGACATCCTGAACCGCTACGGAACGGCAGGGTTGGGACTGTCTCAGGGGTATACCCAAGACCAGATCAACGCCTACCAACAGGCGGCAGAGAATCAAGCAGCGTCTCAGCAGGGGTTTGCGGTCAATCAAGCGAATATGCTCGCAGGGCAGCCGTTCGCGCAGATGCAGCCGTTTTCCTACGGCCAGGCAGCCGGTAACGCTCTGAACGCTGCGGCGCTTGGGTATCAACTGGGTGGCGGGAATCTTGGGGTGACGACTCGGCCGACTCAGGTAAGCGGAACCGCTCCGGGTTATGCGATGCCGCTTTCCGCGCTCAACTCAAACTGGCTTTCGTCGGCATTAGCAGGGCTTTGACATGGCACAAGACATCGGTTTGCTTCTTCGCGGTCTGGGCGCGGCCTTCTCTCAACAGGTTCCGCAGTTCCGCCAGGAAATGGCGCAGGAACAGGAACTGGCTCGCCAGCAACAGGCATTGGCTGAACAACAACGTCAACGTCAGCGCCAGACGAAGATGGAAGACTATGAATTCAAGCAACAGGTTGAAGCTGCGGGGTATCAGGACGGCTTGGCGCTGGCGAATTATCTGATGAGTGGCAATCTCGAAGCAGGTCTTAATCTGCTTGAAAACCGTATGCAGACAATGAAAGAGCTTGAGCAAGAATTGGGAATAAATTTCTCCAATGATCCAACGGCAAGCATTTACGAAGATGTAAGACGGTCAATAACTGGAGACCCAGAAGCACTCCGCAGGGCGCAGACGCGAACTGCCTTGGTGGTTGCCGAAGGGTTCGACAAGGGCTTGATAAAGCTGCCTGAAGCGGCCAAGGGCGTTGTTGTAAACGGAAGGCTAGTTAATCAGGCGACAGGCGAGGTTATGTATGAATCGCCAGCCGAGGCAGCGGCGCAAGCGCAAGATGAATATAGCCCCGGCATTACCAGATACAGAAACGGGGTTGCTGTTCAGTACAGCAGGCAGGGCAATGTCAGAGTTGTTGATGAGCAAGGCAGAGCGGTGTCCGGCCCTGATGCGCAGGCAGCAATACAGCGCGGCATTGACTCAGGCATTGCCGAAGCTGGACAGGTAGCCATCTCGCAGGCGCAAGGCAAGGGTGCGTCGGAAAGAGCGCAAGGAATCATAAACGCTGGAGTGGACGCTGTTTCTCAATTCCCAGTGATTACTCGGACGCTTGATCTTTTGAAAGAGGCTAAAACTGGCGGGTTTGCTGGTGCTGGCATTCGTGCAAGATCGCTTTTCGGCGTTGAGGGTGCGGATGAGGGTGAGCTTTCTTACAATCTTTCCATGAATGTGTTGCAGCAGCTTAGGCCAATATTCGGTTCAGCATTCACCGCTGGCGAGGGTCAGAGGCTAGAAAGAATTGAAGCGTCTATCGGTCGAAATACCGACACCAACATCCGTTTGTTGAATCAAGCATTAAGCGTTGCCAAAACATCCGTTGAAAAAGCACTGGATAGAGCGGAGGAGGCAAATGATTCCTCAACCGTTCGTGAGTTGAGCAATGCGATTTCTATGCTGGAGTCATGGTCTACCGGCGAATTGACAATGCCAGCAGAGTGGACGCAAATGGGTGGCACGAAAGAGGCATGGGATAGACTGCCTGACGCAGACAAGCGCGAATTTATTGGTGGCAAGTAATGGCTAAAACCAGAGAACAAATCTTGCAAGAGGCAATGGCGGCAAAGGCCTCTCCGCAGACCGATGCTCCTGTTGTTCAGCGAAGCAGGCAGGACATTGTGAGTCAGGCAATGTCAAACGCGCCGCAGCCTTCTCAGTTCCAGCAGGGGATCCAATCCGACCCGATATTGAGCACGCTTTACAGCCTTCCCGGCACGCGACCATTGATGGAAGCGGCCAATGCGGCAGGGAGATCGGTTGCGGATGTAATTGACTTCCTCGGCCCGAATGCAGTCAACAGTCTTTTGCAGATTTCAGGAGCGCAAGCAAGGGTTCCTACAGTTCGAGGATCTCTTGAGTCAATCGGCGCGCTGGCTCCCGCTGGGGCGTATATGCAGCCGGGGCTTTTGCAACAGATTGTTTCTGGTGTTGGCGAGGCTCTCCCGATGGCTCTGGGGCCGCAGGCGTTGTTGCGGGCGGGTATGAGAATGCTTCCTCAAACGGCTACGCCCTCTGTTGCGAGGCGAGTTGCGACCGAGATGGCTAGGACAACCCCAGCGCAAGAGGCTATCGCAACAACCGGAGCTGTAGTTGGCGGTGAGATAGGAAAAGAAACCGGGCTTCCTGGCGGCGAATTTGTCGGTGCGTTAGCCGGTGGGGTTACTGGCATTCCGATCATCTCTGGGATTGACCGGATGCTAACGAATAAAACGGACTTCACCGCGATGGCTGGCAACCTATCGCGTGCGCGTCAGGATATCGCCGGAGAGATGTTGGCTAAGTCTCTGAGGGCATCTGGTATGTCGGTCGACGACGCGATGAGGCAGTACCGATCTCTCGGCCCTAATGCCCTTCCGGCGGACATTGACCAGTCATTCCGCGAGATTCTAAGAGCGGCGATGAACGTGGACGAAGGGATATCAGGACAGGCCCGCAGGGCTGTAAGCCAGCGCCAGGCGGGATCTGGAGCGCGGATTGCGCAGTCGATGGATATCATCAGTGCTGACAGTTTGGACAATTACCTGCAAACCGTCGATCAGACGCTTGGCCCACAAGTTCGTCAGCTTTACCAACAAGCATCTCAGCAGGGAATATCCATTCCGCCAGCTTTGAGGGCTAGGTTTGAAGGTGACAGCGCCATCGGCCGAGTTCAGCCAGAAGTGCAGAGACGGCTTGCTGATCGTAGAGCGATGGGTGAGCAAGTAAGCAACTTCGACCTGATTGACGAAACGAAACGCGCTCTGGATGACCAGATTGGCGCTGCGCTTCGAGGTGGACAGAATCAAGAAGCTAGACGGCTGATTCAGTTGCGCAATTACATGGTACGAGAGGCTGACGCCCAAATCCCAGAATATGGGCAGGCGCGGCAACTGTACGCTGGAAGAATGGCAATTGAAGACGCTGCGACATTGGGTGGGGA